GAAGCCAAGTGCGCGCTAAATCTAAATGCTTTTGTGTGTGTATCATACGGAGATTTTCTGTACACTATCTGGACAGCTTTCGGTCTTCACTGAACCCTTCCGGACCCAAAAACTCGCGCTGCCATCTGCTCGATGACGCTCTTGCGGCGACGCAAATCCTCCGCCGTATAGTGCATCGTCATCGCCCCACGAGAGTGGCCCATCATCGCGAGCCGGTCACTCATGGCCACCGCAAGCTGGTCGGCCATAGTAGCATGCGCCCGTCGAAACGAATGCCATCCAAGCCACGGCATTCCAAGCCGAACGCCAGTCGGCCGCAAGACGCGGTTGAAAAGGTTGTGCAAATCCACTGGCTTTCCGGTTCGCCCGGCGAAAACCGGTCCGTTCGGACGCTCGATCTGCTTCAGGTACGCAAGAACAATGTCAATCAGCGGGATCGTGCGGCGCCTGGACGGCTGCTTGACGCTGCCGTACTCCCCGTTCGCCCACTGCCAGCGCACCAACAGGGAGCGTGGTGGTATCACTTCATCTTCGTGTTGCCGATACTCGTCTGTGAGGTTTACGTACTCCCACTTCAGTCCGGCAATCTCCGCGCCGTTCATACTGGAAAACGAAGCCAGCATCGCGACGCCTCGCGCTGGGTCAGGCAGCACGGAAAGCACTTGCGAAAGCTGCTCGACCGTAGGCGCGTGCCGGGGCTTTGTGTGCATGCACTCGGGCAATGTCACCAGAGCCGCAGGATTGCGTCCCGTGAAGCATCCGACTCGCTCAGCGTAGGAAAACATCGCAGAAATGACGACGTTCGTGTTCCGCACTGTCTTTGTGGAAAGGCCCTTGGCCCGCATTGCGCTGAGGGCTTTCTGCACGTCTGTTACGCCGACGTCACGCATTCGCATGCTGCCCAGAAACGGAAGAATGTGATTCTTGAGAAGCGAGGCGTATTGAAGACGGGTGTTTTTCTTCAGCATGTCCACATGCCCCGGAAGGAACCGCTGTGCAACGAACTGCGCCACGGTCAGCACTGATTGCGGTGTCGCGTTGTTCTGATCCAGCTTGCAGAGGTAAAGGTCCCACGCGAGTCGGCGAGCCTGCTTCTCGGTCAGATGGTGTGGTCCGCGAGCCGGGCCAAGCGCGACAAGCTTTGACCAACCACGTCGCAGGGTTCCATCTGCGCTGATTTGATCTTCCCGCCATCGCAGCTTCCACTGTCCGGATTCCACGCGCAACTCGCCGCATTGTTGAAGTCGTTTCCTGGCCATATGAGGCGAGGATACGGGAAACAATGCGATCGGGCGGACGGCAGCGCCAACAGTCATGCGGCCACTTCCTTCTTGACTTCCGAAACAGCACGAGGCAGAAGACGCCACCAAGTCCGCGCTGCGCGATGCGCCTGAAGCAACGCTAAGCCGATGCCGGCGCGAACTATGATCAGCGCTCGAATGCCCTGGAGTAGCGGGTCTACGCCGGTTAGCACCCAAAACAAAAACAGGGTAAAAAGTACGGCGAACAAGGCGAACCCCAACATCACTTGACCTCCATCGGGCCATGCGTCACCCGCGTCACCAGAATCTGAAGCCCAGATTGCTCCGCCGCTGCTTCAAACGCGGCAAACGTTTCTTCGTCCAAGCATTCCGCGTTGTCCATGACCACCAGCGGCAGTTCACCCGCACGAAGACGTGCGACGCGCAAAGCTACCTGCACCTGCTTCGCGCGATTCAACCGCTCAAATGGGATGCCGTCGACAAAAACAGATGGGCAGTTTCCGTCCGTGCGAATCTCCACGCCAGGAATGGGCAGTTTGCCAGCCAGTTCAGCGGCGAGCGCATCCAGGGAATTGATCTGCTCCGTCAATTTTGCTGAGTGCTGGCTGAGTACTTCGGCCTCGATCAATGCCTTATCCGCAGCGGCCCTCAGGCCTGCCGCACGCTCCAGCTCAGCTGTCACCTGCTCCAAGCGGGCCACTTTTTCCAATAAGCCCTGCCGCTCTTCGCGAAGCGGCGTAGCTTCTCTCGTAAAGAAAGCATTGGCTTCGTTGACGCAGTCAGCAATGTCGCGATCCCTTTGCGCCTGCCTGGCCGCGCGCTTTTCCCGCAAAAGTGCGATCTGTTCATCGATGGCGGCCATATCCGAAGCCGCCTGGTTAATCAGGTTTTGCTTTTTTGTTTCGACCTCCCGGCGAACCTTAGCCTCTAGCTGTGCAAGCGTGGCACTGATTTCCGTCTCACGCTCGTGCGCCGCGACAAGATCCGAACCGACCTTCGCCGCGTCGTCCGCGGGAAGGTTTCTCATGATTTCCTCAGCGTGCGAGCGCTTCCCACGGGCGGAACCATTGATGCCGGTCCGCTCATCATAAAGGCGCGCCCGGAGGCGCCCTAGAGCCTCTAGGGCGTGGCCCTCACAATCAGAGGGCTCGACAGTGACGCCGCATCTCTCCAAAATCTGCTCTGGGGTTACCTTGAGGGGCATTGCCTCGATCAGTAACCGACAGCGTTCCCGCGAGTCTGCCAGCATAAACTTGACCGGGTCGGCGGACACGCCGTCGATCAGCATTTCCACCAGGGCCTTCGGTGGTAACTTTGCTTTCAGCCCGTCTGGCCCGGTAGCTGCCAAGTCAGCCCTTTTGCCGTTACGCGGAATGCGTTTACGGATCGTTGTCTCATCGTCCAGGACCAGGACAACCTCGCCGGCATCCGCTCCCTTGCGAACCAGTGTGGCGTCATAGCCGCCACCGATCAGAGACTTCAGCGCTTCGATGACGCTTGTTTTGCCTGCGCCATTACCTCCGGTAATGAGCGTTACGCCAGACGGCCGCAACCGGATCTCGGCGGCTTCCACGCCAAGAATGTTCGATATTCTCAACAGGGATGCCTTCATCAAAACCACCCCGCTCGCGTGTCGACGTCTGTCGCAACAACTGATGCAGGCGCAACTACTGCTTGGTTGGCATGCTCCGCAAGCTGTTTGCGCAAGGCATCTGTTTTTGCGCGCGTGGCGGCCGCCGCATTGCGGCTCATTGCGTCGACGGCTACATCTGCGCTAGCCTCATCAGGGTAAAACTCAGCAGCGATCATAGCCGCTTGAGATGCCTCGTCCTCATCGCCTTCGTCGATAAGTTCCAGATCATCAACCGGACCAGCAATTCGCCGCGGTGCGGTTCCCATCGCCTCTCGAAACTGAATCGACTGCTCCAGAAGTTTCTGCTTCAGGTCGGCTACAGTTTCTGCGCGAAATTCCAGTGAGACACCGTACTGCTTAACGGCTTGTCCGTTATGCCGTGTCAGGTATGGACGCAGGACCATGCGGAACGGGACACCAGAGAGATATCCCTGCCGCCAGTCGCCACGTCCGGTTAGTGTCCGGAAAATCTGAAGCGCGGAGTATACCTGCGTGATCGAACGAAATCCGCTGGTGTGAAAGTACGCCGTACCGCCCAGTCGGATCTTGTTTGCCAATTGAAGCTTCAGATCTCCGGACGGCTTGCACGGTGACGGTTGCTCCTTATTGCCGCTGGTCACCGGCCTTGAAAAGCGGCAGCCATTCGACCAGCACGAATTGTGCAGAATAACGTATCGCGATCCGGCAGCATCGGCGAGCGCGGCTGCTTGCTTCTCTTCGGCCGTTGCGGACTTGTCCTCCGCAACAAACGATACTAGCCGTTGCGCGTCAACGCCGTTTCCTCGGCACCGAAGCTGAGTTGCACTCCACATAGCAAAGGACGTCTCGAACGGATCGTCGGACAGGAAAATCACATCAATCTCCGTCGGCATTGGGCCGTGCGCCTCGATCGCGTCGAAGTCCGGCTCCATCCCTTCTCCAGACGGTCGGCCAAACGTAAAAAACGGCAGCTTGCGCGGGTAGTTCGCTTCTGGCGCATTCGGCAAAAACTCCCGATATGCTTTCTCCGCTTCAGCTCGGGTAGCGTACTGGTGCCGCTTCGCATCCTTGCCTACACCGACCTCGATCCACCACTTGACCATCCCAGGAGTGTCAGTAGCCTGCGTGTAGACGAGCAGCGCTTTTCCCTTCGGGGCGCCGATCGATATCTTGAGAATTTTGGGCTCCCGTATGATTGGGCTGCCACTCAAGTCGTGCGTTACGCCGTACAACCGCGAAAAGTCAATCTGTGAGTCCGTCATAAAGTGTTCCCTTTCAGGCCGGATAAACTCTCAAGCTACGAACGGTGGATGGCGCCACCGTGTAACCCTTCCGATAGGTAGCTCGGTAGGTGATTCGAGTGCCGTTCGCCCGCACTGCCTGCCTATCGCCCAGTGCCGACTTTAGCTGTGCCCCAAGTGACTCCTTCAACTCGCGAGCTTCCGCCTCGATGCGCTGCGCGTCCGCGTACTCCTTGGCCAGCTGCTCCAGGGACGGATCGTCTTCAAATTCGCCTGGCGCATCGTCGATCAGCGCCAGCAGCGCCGAACCTTGACAGGACTTCCGATAGCAGCATTTAGCGCAACGCCGGTCGCCAGGCGCTAGGCGCTCCGGCATCTCGCCGGATTGCACCATGGCCCATGTGCGAATCTCGGCGTCCATCAGGTTGCGAATTAGCACATCATCGCGCTCGACATCCCACCAGAGCAGTTGCCAACCGTCCGGCCAGAACACCGCATAGGAACCCCACTGCCAGCCGGTAACCATCAGGCCGTGTTGCACCTGCAAGATGTAGTCTTCGGGAATTCCGTCACGCTTGATTCGGTGAAACGACTCCCGCCCCACACATTTGATTTCCAGGTAACCCGGCCGGACCAGTCCGCCCTGGCCAGAGACTTCTTCCACGCGGCGGTCCATGTGGACGCCAAGAAATTCGTAGTAATTGTGGCGCTGAGTGCCGACAACGCGCACCACGCGATTTGTCGCTCGCGCATACTTGTCGGCGATCAACGCCTCCATCTCGCGGCCCCGCTCCATCGCGGCGGTCTCTTCGTCCTCGTAATCCGGAATGACGCCGCGCTTATCCATTACCAGCCGCCGCCGGCATCCATATCCGATGTTCATCGCCGCGGCGGCATCCGATCCGCCGATCATCGTCCGGCGCTCAGCAAGAAAATTCGAACGCGCAGTGCGGCGATCATCAGCGGCAGTTATCATCGTTTCTCTTTCTGTGGCCGCGAGCGCTGCGCTAAGTCGGTAATGTGCGTGATTGCGACGTGCAGTATCGCTTTCAGCTGGTGCGGGTCGCCTCCCGTTAGCTCTAGCCCGTAACGAATGACGTCCTTTGCTAAGGTGTGATGACCGTCCATCTGGGCGATACTCATTGCCAACTCATGGCTTGTCTGGATCGCGCTCATTATTGACCCTCACGATTAGCGAGGGCGGTGACGCAAGGAGAATCGTCACCGCCGCTCGCTTGCTCGCCAGGCCGAGCGCCGGCAAGATGGACGGGGCTGTTTTTGATCGGAAGCGGGCGTTTCCTCCCCCGCTTACTCCTTTCACTTTGATCAGCCCCGGTAAGCCGTCTCCATACTGTGGCCACGTAGTCCGCCCGGCTAGGGTCATCCTCTTTGTCAAGCGGAATTCTTCGCCGATTCACCGTGACTCGGTTACCGTTCTGAACATCGTGAGTTTTACTCAGCGACGATCCAGAAAAACTACACTTGCCGTCAACGTAGAACGAATCGTCGCGTTTCATCTCGCCACCAGCCTGATAACAAGAACAACCACCACGCCCGCCAGCAACGATGCGATTGACGCTGCACACGTCAGCATCTTGCGCGATCTGGCCGCGTCTTGCTTGGCCTCTATCAGCGCGTACATGGCCGCAGCTGGATGTCGATTTGCAAGAGCCGTCTCGCAATCCCGCCATCCCTGCTCGTAGCTGTCAATTTCAATCATTTCCCCTCCCCGAGCGACGAGCTAGGCATCGGGGCAACCGGAATGGTGATTTCGCCCTCGGATTTCAGCTCTTCAACGGTGACCACGCAGCCCACGCCGGAGGGAACAAGGAATGTTCTGGCTGGTACCCGCGTTAATGCCTCTTGCTCTTCCTTCCCACACCGCACGTGGATTTGATACAGACGAACTGAACCATCGGCTGGTGGGTATGCGGTTACGATGAGCAGATCCAGGGCGCCTGGCAGCGCAATACGCATCGGCGTGACGATTGGATTGGCAAATGCAGTGCAAGCCAGCACCGCCACAGATAATTTACGAAAAGTCATCCGGCAACTCCTTTTTTGACCCTTCCCTGAAAATCAGGCAGCGAACCGGTTGACAGTGGCCGCAGCCAAAGTAGGCGGTGGAAACTCCGAGAGATCCTGCCAAACCCGTATGGCAATCAGCCGATATTCCTCGTTCAGATGAACCCGGAATCTCATCCGCGCGATCTCCGACTGCCGCTTGTGAATCTCGTTGAACCCAAAAATCACCAACTGAATCTGACGCTTCGTCACCCTGGCTCTGCGGGCTATCTCATCACCGGGAACACGGGCCTGCCACATGCGGTAGATTTCCCAACGAACTGAATCTGGCGGCAGTACAACGGTTTGCAATTTTTTTTGGACTATCTGTCCTGGAAAACGCACAACATTGTTCAAGATGTTTGCCTCCATTTCTCTGCACTACAACGCGGCGCGCGTTCCGGCCGATCTCTTAAACTCGTCGAATCCGGGGCACTCCATCTCTGCCAGTTTCATTTCCAGCCGCAGGGAAACAGTGTTCCCAACGCGATCAAACACCCGATCCTTGACTTGCTGTTGCGACAGCCCGGTTTGCCCAGCCAGCGTACGGATGACGTTCGGATTTTCGAGCAGCCACGCCGTTCTCTTGGCATTCAGCTCTGCCATCGCGTCCTTGCACTCTTTCCGAAACCACCCTGCGACGTTCATTGCCCTTTTCTCCCGCGGCCGATGTAAAGGCTCACGGCCAGCGTTACCAGGTCTTGAACTGTCATCTTCCTCGCTTGCGCCTCCTCCTTCAGGCGTGAATGAAGCGAATACGGCAGCCGGACATTGACCTGGACCCGAATCCGATCCAAGTCTGGTACGATGCTGCTTGCTCGCTTGCTTGCTATCACGTGGTCGAGTATGGGGGGAAATTCCCCAAGCTGTCAAGAGGAAACTTCGCCGAGGAATGCTAAATGGCTGATATAAGGGCGAATCGAGTTCCGGATGAACTGTTGGATCGCATCAAGCACGCGATCGTTAACCGCAAGGTGTCTTCGATCCGTGAAGCCGCCATCGAAGCATTTGAGGAGTGGCTGGCCAAGGGAGACGACGTGTCCAATCGAAAGCCGATGATTCCAGAAGAAGCGCTTGCTTACCTGGATTTCTTGGAGAATGGAGATCCCGACGCAGTTCGCATTGTCCGCGAGTTTGTCTGGAACCACGCCAGAAGGAAACCAGTACTCCACAGTACTTCAGCTTTAATGAAAAAAGGTCGATAGGTATGATGATTAAGCATGCTCATCGAAATGCGCCAGATTGTGACCCAGGCCGACATCGAGAACGTGTTGGTGGCTCGACGCCAACTGCGTCGTGCGCAAAGGCTGGTAACGCGCCTGGAGGGAACCCTGATGGCCAAGTTGAGCCGGGGTGCAGAAACGGAGCCTGGACCACTCGATGCGAAGCTGGCCGCAAGGGTAAGGAATGGCGCCGTGGAGCACTATGTCGAGATCTCGTAGCCGCCGCGGCGGTACTCGTGGCCACATCCTGCGGCCCAGCCATGCCGGAGCAAAGCAAGCCGTTTTCTTCGCTAGCGCCCGGTCAGGTGATCAATGCGAAATACGCGGCCCCGTGCGCACCAACGAAGGAAGGAATGGATGTGATTGTGAAATGGATGGCGCGCGGCGAACAGGAAGAGGCCGCACTGGCCATGATCCAGCACCGCGCCGTGGTGATTCAGGAAGGCCAGCTGGTGAGAGTCATTGATCCAGGCATCATCCGGACAGAGATTCGCCCAAGCGGATCGCTCGTGACGTGTTTTGTGCCGCGGGAAATCGTATCCGCGTGGATTCGCTAGCTCACCCGAACCATGAGAACGGAACCGTTACGGTATAGTCCACCAACAGGCACGCCTCCAGCCGAGGCCGCGCTGTCATTGGCGTAGTTTCCGAGCCCCGACAGCAAGATGTAGCCGCCCGAATTGATGGTTAATGGATTGATTGTCGTCGGCGAAGTGGAGAAAATGCGCAATGATCCAGAAAGAACATCGATCGACCAAGGCCTGGTGTTGTCGTCCAGATCGATTTGGCCGCCCTCGGCACTGTCAACTCGTCGAAAGAAAACAGGGGACTCCAGCCCGATGACAGTACACATGCCGGTCGCGCGATCAATGCGCAAAGCGGTATCGATCAGTGTCCCGGCGTCATTGAAGCGCTCAATGATAAAGTTGGATCCGGCGTTGGAACCTGACTCGGCGATCGCCCCTAGGCCAACACGAAATCGATTCGCGCCGGCGGTTTGAAGTGCGATGGAGCGCGACGTCCCAGCGGATCCAGTGATGTCGATCGACGACCCAGGAACGCCGGAAAAAGTTGCCCTCCGATCTGTGCTGAGAAAGACATTGGAAAGCACATGCCCGTCGCCATTGACGTTATCTGCCCACGTTCCGAACTGGGCAAGAAGCGTTTCCATCAAAACCTGGCTGAACCAACGGGCGGTACGCGGCGGAACAGGGGCTTCGAGGTCGCCGTATGTGAGCCACGCCATTTTCTTAGTCGCCCTCCTCTTTCTTCATTGCTACAAGCTCATCTCCGTTGAGCATGAACTGTGCAAACTCATCTTCTGTTGTTCCGGCAAAAAGAGTTCTTGCCGCAACCTCCAGCGCCTCCAGGCGAACCTGACGTGCAATCGCCAACTTATTGGCTTCCTCCTGGATTCCATGAAGAATTGCCATTTGCGCAGCTGTTAGCTTGAGACGGGCTGCTTCTTTCATCTTCTGTTCCATTCTATGCCTCTGGTTCCTGTTCTGGTTCTCGGACGATCGACACCCGCGAGGCGATAGCGTTGAGAATGGCTTGACGAGCTGCCTCTACCTGCGCTAGGGCCGCCTGAGTCGATTCGTCCGGGTAGTCGAGGGCAGCCTGTTGCGCAAGCTTCACAGCAATATTGAGAATCGTATCTTCGAACGGCGGCAAGCCGCGAGCAGCCCGCCCAGCGTCGATAACGGATGTATCGTAGTCGAATGTGATCCTGTAAGTCGGCATTTAAGCACCTATTAAACCGTGGCCTGCGTTCGCGTGAAGGTCATCAATGAGCGCCTTGACGCGCTCCGCGAGTTGCGGCAACGTCACCGTCGCAGTGTCGAAGGACGATCGTGTTGCCGTTCCAGTTGCAGTGCTCCATCCTGTTCGGCGAGTGACTAATACTGTTTGGCCGGATAGCTGAATAAACGGAGAAGAGCCCCCGTTAACAAAAAACCTGCTCGTGCCAGCTGGATCTGCTAAAGACAGAATTGAATCGGTAGTGTTTGGCACGATCCCAATAAAGCCTCTACTAATGCCGTTCCGGCTTATCGAAAGAAGTCCTGGCGCCATAGCCGAACCGTTGGTTCCGGAAACGGATGAGCCGTTTAACACTGTTCCTTCGTAAGCGATGAAATCGTTACTAAGATACCCTTCCCATGCCTTAGAGGAATCCACCAATCGAATCATTTTCCCGCCCGATGCGTTGGGGTTAAGTGTCAACGAAACGGAACCGCTGGTGAGGGTTATCACTGCATCGTCAATCGAAAGATTTCCGCTAGAATCTGCACGAAGCTTTCCAGTGGCATAGCTGGATCCGCCAACGCGCATGGTTTGAAACCATGCGCCACTATTGCCTCCATCCGTGCCTATCCACCCTATGTTCACCCCGAGGCTGTCGAATACACGAAACTTGCCCGGCTTGCCGCCGCCACCGCCGACATCGATTTGGTTCGAATCCAGCTTATCTGTCGACACACTCCCGGCGAGAAGCCTACCACCGGCGATCTGGCCCACGCCTGGCGTGATCGTGACTCCCATTTGTTTTGGTGTCGTGCCATCAACAATCGAATTACGGCGGTTGTTCGTGTCTTGCGAGACGAACCAAACCGTGTACGTGATAGCCGAACCCATGGGAAACCAATCCGTAGCGGCGCCAGGGCCGACGAATGGGCCAAGCTCAACATCAGCCCCAGATGCGGGCCGGAGCACGAGGTAGATACCGCCCCATCGAGAATCACCGGGTGGCGTGAATTTTGGCACCAGCCGCCACCGAGCGATACCGTCGACGGTATGCCCTGTTTGCACCTCTACGCTCGCACCAGCCACGTTCGCCGCATACTCTACGCCAGGGCCGCCAACCTGGGGTGACACGACAACGTGGACATGCTTCGTGTGGCCGGGAACAATGGTGTTTTCCCGCCCACTCGTATCAAACGGGTTGAGATAAATCGTGAACGGCGCCGCAGCGCCAACCGGCCATAGCGGAGACTCGTAGCGAAGATCCTCCCGATCCACAGAAGCGTGGGATGTTCGTGCTCCGTCGGAATACTCAATCCACACCTGATATCCGCCCAGTTGTCCATAGCGTGGTCCGGCATCGTTTGTCCAGGTGAAGCCGAATTGCCAGTGCTGCTGTCCTCCGGAGTCCGTTCGGTATCGAACGCCATTCACCCATCCATCGGATCCGTTCAGGGCAGAAATAGAGGCTGCCTGCGGAGCGCGTTCGTCGCCAACGCCAACCGTCGGTGGAGGTGATGATACGGGTGGCGATACCGTGACATCCACAAACGGCGACGAGGGCAATTCGTTCATACGAATTTCCGATCCGCTAACCGCAATGATTCTCCATCGTCGCGTTTCACGCGGTGTCGGATGCATAATCACAAGGGTCCAATCCAGAGCGATATGGAAGCGGACACCTTTGGATTGCGGCTGCGCACCGGGCCCTACGTGCGTCGCGTATTCTTCGTCTGCGCCAGCTTCCAAGACGCCATTGTTGTAGAACGGCACTTCATTGAATCCGCCATCCTGCAAAAACAGATACACTCGGTCGAAATCGCCAAGTGGCGTTGGCGGCGTATAGGGAATGCGTATCTGCGTCATATCCGCGCCCACGGTCACGACCGGGGTACCGAGCGTGATGTTCCCCAATGTCCCGACGCCGCCGATGCCGCCAACAACTGCGCCCTTTCCACCAATGATGATGTAGCCCGGCACTCTACACGACTCCCTTGAAAATTACGGAATCGCCATCGCTGTCTAGCGTCACAAGCGTTGAGCCATCGGCATCCAGGGATTCTCCGGGTGCCGCGTGAATGAACACGTCATTCGGTCCAGTTCGCTTGATTTCCAGGACTCTGCCGACGCGCGACGCCCCAGAGATCATGTAGATGTTGATGGCATTCGACGTGGTATTGGCGATGATCAGCTCATCCTCCACGGTTACTGTCGCGTCGGCCGTCACTTCCCGCATCATCGGTGGCTTTCCGTACAAATAGATTTCCCGCCAGGGGCTATACTGCTCTGGTGATTCGACGCCGCCTCGATGGATCATGACCGGGAACACCAGCAGCGTTTGATTGAGCGCATTGTCAACCTGAATCGATAAGGTTTGCTCAAAGCCTTCTTCGGCGTTGTCGATTTCGACAGGTGCGCCGTCGATCCAATTAGCATCTTCCACGATGAATTGAGATGTCGCATCCGGCTGGGTTTCCCAGACGCCCTCGATCGTGAGCACGGTGGCACTGTTCGACGCGATGAGACGGCACTGACCCTTTCCGGTTCCCGCGATGATCCGCACCTTGCGGCCCCGCTCCTCGTTCACCGTTAGGCCGCTTGGAGCAGCGTAGTTCACGAATTTAGCGTCGCCGATTGTGGATGGCCCGAATGTTGTCGACTTGGCCCGGATGACAAAAGCATCGCCAGGCTCAACGCCGGCAGCCAGCGGGTCCGGTGTGACCGTGAAGGTGTCTGCCGTGTTTGCCACAATATTGAAGTCCAGCGGAGGCGCCGAACCGTCCGAGCGGTCGGAGATAATCGACAAAACCCGACCGGCCAGTTCGTTCGTCACCCATGTCGATCCCGCGCGGCTGATTGTCGAACTGGTAACGCCCGTCACTTCATCGCCGACTATGCCGACGTGCCACCCGATCTTCGCGCGAAGCCGTATAGCCGCAATGTCCTTCGAAGGCGGGCCAACCGTGCGGACATTCGGCGGTGTCCCAACGATCACCGTAGAAGACTGCGAGGCGCTTTCGGCGAATCTGGAGATGCGATTTTGGTCGTAACTCGCGTAGACGCGATAGCCGCTTGTTCCAGCCGGCCACTCAATGCCATCCAGCACCACTCTGCAGGTGTTTGTTCCTACCGGCGTATAGACGCCGAACACTTCAGAAAGGGAGGTCTCGTACCCATCGCCGTTGACTCCCGACAACGCCACAAAGATCAACTGACCACCAGGCAGAGATCCTCCCGTGGCGGACGTCGACACAGTGCCAATAACCGGGAATCCGGGCAGAAGGTGGTTCAGCGGCAGTTGCCCAGTGACATCGACGAAGGCCGCCCAATCTCCAGCAGCCAGGAGCGAGTAGCGCTGAGTCAAGCGCATTTGCCGATCAGTGGCGGAAAGCAGCGGGTTGCTGGAGATGGGCGCTTCGAGATTTGGGAACCATGGTTGCGGAGGTAGCCGGCTGATGATTCGTTCGCTCGGAACTGGATCGGCGCTTACGTCGGCGGGTTTCGGGCCAACAAGCAGGTCGTACATGCTGTCCGTCACCGCTCGGCCTGTGATGGTTACGGAGTAGTCGTCATTCAGCTGCCAGCTGGTGATTCTGTACTTCTGGCTTCCGCCAGGCACATCTTCGTGATTGATGCTGCACACCATGCCTGGCTCAACGTCGAGCGCCAGGATGGTCGACCGAAACGATACTTGCCTAGCGGCCTTGCGTTCCGCCTCGGTGACACCGCCCAGCTCCTCCCGTAGCCGAATTGCAGCAATACGCAAGGCTTGGCTTTTCGATGAACAACCACTGAGATTCATTTCGCTTTTCAGGTACAACGGGCCAGCCGCACCGGAAATCAAGTTGGCGTGATCCGCGTCCTGCACCGTGACGCTGTTGCCCGCGAAGTCGAACTCTTCATCGGCAAAGTGAACTGTCAGGTGGTTGAATGACGCACGCAGCGGACGAATCTCCAGCGAATCCAAGATTATGTTGCCAACGGTAAATGCGGATACTGCTGAAGCATTGGCCCTAATTCCCAGTTTCAGTTTTCCGAATGAGAATACGTAGTACCCCAGCGCATTGGCAAGGATTTCCTGGATCCAGTCGCGTAATGGCTTCTTTTCTCCAATGACCCCGCGAAACTTGAACTGTGTTTCTGTTCCCGTTCCGATGAGCCGATCCACTACGTCGCTTGCAATTGCTGCGCATGAGATGGCCGCGCCAACATCGAAGTAATTCGCCTGTACGGAAGCGGAGGCATTGCGCAACGCCCTGGCGCGCAACACTGCGTTGATTGCAATCCAAAACGGATTCGTCAAGCTCGGAGCAAGTACTCTAGTCGACAAATCGTTCCACTGCCAGCCATTTAGGCCGCCAGTGACGCTTGCGATCATTTCGTGATCCGTCGGCCTCGACAGTTGCAAACCCTTAGCGTCGGTTCGCCGGAGTTCAAGAAACGCGGTTCCGGCCGCGAACGTATTCTCGTAGGTAGATCCGCCATCGAAGACCTTTCGCCAGTCTCCGTTGACTTGGTTTCCTACCTGTCCAAGAGAAAAGAACTCATCAGCCCCCGCCGGATCGTTGCCAGGGGCGAATCTAAGACCCATGCTGCCTGGACCGTGATTCGATTGTCCATCCAACGTGTGACGAAGCGGGTCTTGGTCGATCTGTGTTAGCGGCCCCTCGCCAATGATGCCGAGCGCTGCGTAAAAATCTGATTCGTCTCGCCCCGCAGCGATCTTACAGCGAACTGGCATCCGTTTATCGGTGTAGATTTCCGGTATGACTTGATCGTAAATGGACTCGTCGACAATCGAGGTACTGGTGATGCTCGATCGCCGAAAGCCCCAAACGCCAGTGGAGTTGTCCCGGATATTGACGCCTTGCGGCTTTACCGCTACTGCGCCATACTGCCTTTGATTCTGGTGGGCGAGACACCCGTTGGGCGTGTCCAGACCCTTGTCGCAGTGTGTCGTCGAGGCGCCGGGAAAGTGCACGAGGTCGCGCCCCTGCGCGCCTTCGGTCCATGTGCAGTTCACACCGTCAGCGAATTCTTTCCAGCAACTGCGGCTGACGTCACGTGGTGGATACGGCAACGTCAGCTCGTAGAACCCATCTGCCGCGGTTACTGAAAATTCGGGACCAGCATCGATCGGCCCCCATTCAACAATCTCGCCGCGCCATAAATCCAGCTTGATTCCAGTGCCAACATGGAAAAGGGAAAACTCAATTGCGGCGCGCACCAAGTCGACATCGTTGGCAAGATCGCGCATCACGCGATCGGCGTTTCCAAAAACGAACTGCGCCTGGTCGGATTCTCCGTTCATTGATTGGCCGATAGATGGCCGATTCACCAGCCTCGCCTGGTACAACTGGGATCCGATTGTGCAACGTCGGTCCGACACAAAAATGGCTGGATAGCCTACCTTCTTAGGCTGAATCTTTACGAGAGGGATCAACTCTTGTGGCTGCGCCCGCAATGCAGCGGGCAAATCACCAGACGGAAACCGCAACTGCGTTGCGTTCAGCGTGTATGTGGGTGTGCTTGTTGGTATTTCAACGAGCACAACGCCGATCGAACACACTGCCGCCCCAAGCATCTGCCACGTGAGTGGTTCCTCGGAGAACCTTACGGTATACGCGGTTACACCTGATCCGTCATCATTGGGGGCATTGAACGTGAACGGCTGGTACGGCCCCTTGCGGGCCTCCCAGAAATCGCGGAGGGCTATTCGGTCGCTTTCACGCAGCGCTGAGCGCCGGATCGTCCACCTGCGCGCCCCGGTGCCGAGCAAATACCGCTGCTCGATCTTGGCGTTAGCAGAACCGAACGCGTGGACGGCAACCGTGTAATCACGCGTCATCTCCAGCGGGTACTCAGGCAGGATCGGGAATGTCCCAGAAGGTGATATTTCGGGCACCTCGATGTTGCCGATGAAGTCAGGCATAGCGCTTTCTTAAGCGAGTTCGATCAGCTCCAGGTCTGGAACGTCCAGTCGGCCGGTCCGCAGCGCCTGGGACCATGCGCCGCGAAAGCAGACGGTGTAGCGCCCGGTCGTCGCGGCGCCGGTCGGGTCAGGCGTGAACTTCGGCGACGTGTCCCACGGGTCGTAGAAGTAAAACGGCTCAAGGCCTCCCCGCCTCGCCTCGAAGAATGCCCGGAGGGTAGCCAATTGCGCTGATGTCAGGCGCTTTGAAAGCCGCCATGCCTTGCGGCTATTGCCGACGCCCAGGATCACTCGGCGTTGAGACTCGCCATTCGCATACTCGTTCATCACAACCGGATAAGACCGAGAATGGACGAACGAGGAAAACAAAGACGCTGGGAGTACTGTGGTCGGCGTAGCGTTGTGAACAGACCCTGGCATAACACCACCTTAGAGCGGCCTACCGCTCGCGCTGACGATCTAACGGTACTCCTGGCGTTTCATCAAATACGGCACGCAAACGATTACCATAGAGTCGCTCGATGGAATGGAGGTGTGTACAGCGCCCCTGCCACGTTGCGACATTATGAACAAACGTCAACCGCACGATCTCCGCACAAAACGGACAGGTTTGCAGATACACTATGCCATTCGACTTCAGTTCTAATGTGTGGCGCACAATACCTGCATCAGTTTCTTGCGCGTGATCGTATACATCTCACGGTTGATTGTTTCGTGTCCGGCCTTGAGCGGACTCTGCGCGATGAATATGAGCCGTGACAATAGGTTTCCCTGCCCACTCAGCCGTGTCACGAATCGCTGACTCGTTGTACCAATAGCCGTGCCCCCACAAATAACCACCGAGGTCAAACCAGCCATCATCAATGTCATATGGGCGCGTTTGAGCGCCCCGGACGGCGTTCTCCAGTTGCGTTTTGAGTTCTCCGGCGCAATGCGCAACGATAGCCTTGGGATGGTTCTGTAGCTCCCACAGCCGCCAATCATGATTACCCCAGGCGACATGCGTTGGCTCGTATCTCGCAAGAAAGTCTAGCGCCGCGTTGCGATCCGGAAGAATGGGTTCGGCCTCGTCCCTCGTTCCCGAGGCACCAGAGCGAAATGCAGCCGTGTCCACGATGTCGCCAAGGTGAAAACGAATACACGGGTTGAAGCGCCTTGCGAACTCCAACACTCCCGCTGCAACCGTATTCTCTATCAGGTGCCCGTGCGTGCAGCCTATGGCCATCACGCGGCGCCACGGTCGCACTAACGCCGGCGCGGTTCTTTTCACCGTGGTCCGTTCCCTACACCCTGGGGCCGACTGAAGCCACGTCGTGTGTCATTTGTGTAGCGCCTGGATCAGTAAGGACATAACTCCACCAGCGGCCGCACTCGCACCGATTGCCATGTATCGCAGGCGATTCAGATCTTCAATGCGTTGATACAGTTCCTCGACCTTCTGGTTTATAGCTTCAATCTGTTTCTTTTTGGCCCTCGTGTACTCATCGTGCTCCGCCCATCGTTCATCGTTACGATTCAATCGCCCATTGGTCGTCTTGGCCTCGGCGAGAATTTGCATCAGCGTGTCACGCACAAATTTCTCAAATATTGCAGTGGATGTCTCCATTTGAGTTAGGCGCGTGTGAATGTCGGCAACTCCAGCCTGAACTCTCTGCATCTCGGTCATCTTTCGCTACGTTCACCGGCCTGTTTTCCGGTTACATCCTCAGCCTCATAGGCAACAGAAGCAGGAGTTCCGTCTGGGTTATGCAGACCCGCTACGCGTGTCAGAAGAACCTGAATTGCGCCAAGCGTCACATGAGCAAATTTCGCCCATTCATCTGACAGACCGGGAACACTCGGCACAATCACCTGAAGGCAAGCAGCAATGGATTGCAGCACCAAGATACTCTTCAGAGTCATGACATGCCCTCCACCGGCTGGACCTTAGCGGTCAGCAGTCGGCGCATCAGCGGGACCAGCATGGGGTTGTTGTGCGTGGCGTTGACGAGATAGAGCGCGAACGTCACCAGCTCCACATCGCCCAGCTCGCCAATCAGCGCCGCCGAGCGTAGAGGCCCACTCGTCAGTGCGCCAACAAGCTGCTCGATCTCTGCCCGCCGTTCATTCGGCAGAGAGGGATCAACCACTGTTCCCGCCAAGTATGAACGGATGGATCCATCCTGTTGCCGCTCGTGAAAGGGAATCAACGCAATTCCTTGCCTTACCATCTCACTTACCTCCTCCCATCTGCTTTATGAACTCCGAGACCTGTGCTCGGAACAGATCGCAGACGTCTTTCTTAGGAAGCCTTGGATTCCAAGGCAGGACCGCTACATCCCATTTGCCGTTCTTGTTCGTCGGCGCCTCCCAATGCTGAAACACCGTCTGCGGTGTAACAGGGATCCCGTAATGGACGCACAGCACGGCTGCTAGCTTGGCCATGCTCAGCCATTGCTCGTGCAAGAACGGAAACGGTCCCGGATCGAATGGCCGCTCCTTCGCGTTCGCCATGCCGCAGACGGCGATCCCAATGCTGAATGAGTTCATCCCGGCGACGTGCGCGGCGTACCCGCTTTTGCCAAGGGGTTGACGACAGTTATCCGCGATGGAGTGCTTTCCGGGGATCCATCGGCCCTGACCGTCTACACAGAAGTGATAGTGCTGTAGTTCCTTATCTGAAGGCCCGGGCGAACCAGCGGTCCAGTGACAAACTATGCGCAGGGGCTTGCATTTCGGCAGCGTCGCGCGAAAGTCATTCTGCATGAGTAAACTCGCCGTTCGTGTTGAACCGGTCCACAAGGGTACTGATGATCAGCATTACAGCTTCTACCAGCTGAGGCACAAACTTGGCCGCCGTTGGACTCAACGTCTTGAGGGTGGAAGACAGCATCTCAGAAACGAACTTCGCCTTCTCCGGTCCCCGTTTAGGTCCGGGAAACAACCGCTCTGCCTCCACCACCGCGGCGGATATCTGCGCGATGGATCCGATCACCACGAACGTGATTCGCACCGCCTCAAAGACTCCCATGCTCTCTCATCTCCTTTCCTTCCTCAGAATGCCCCCACCAACGGCGTAGCGGCGTTCCAGACCTTGACCGCTCCGATTTGCCCACCGTTCTTGCCTCGCGTCGCATACTTCAGATTGCGTGGCGCGTATCCCGCCCAAACCCAATCGCGGGCGCGGATGTGGTCGAATCGCGGGTCCCAATCCGCCGTGTTCTTCTTCCGCCACTCCGCCCGCAGCGCCGCGAACGATGAGCCAGTATCGTCCCCCGCGACGAACGGAGTATTCGTCACCCAAGCGTAGAACTTCCCGATGCCCCGAAAGGTCGGGTCAGCTATCTGCATGTCTTCGTTCAGGTCGTTCGCGCCACAGGTGCCGATTGATTTGATACCGGAGTAGCCGTTACCGAGTGATCCGACAGCGAAGTTACCCGCCCCGTTGTAATCGCACTCGTCCATCAGGTTGTCTACGGTGGTGCCTAAAGGGTAGGCTTTGGGCCGCAGCACGCCAGTTCCGGTGTCATAAAGCGCATTGGAGGTTAGTTGCTTGAACATACCCGCGAATCCCGGCTCGGTTTCCGAGAACCTCAGAGAGCACTCGCGGATATTACCAGTGTTGTTATATATATAAGCCTCTTGCGTTGGCCCACCTAGCGCCGAGACGAGACAAGAAAAGTAAGTATGTCCCGCCAACAAATTGAAGCGCGTGATTTGCGGATATGGCGGCGACGAACCGCCAGACGCGAACGTTAAAACGTCGCCCGCGTCACTGTCATATACCGTCCGCAACGCCTCAAAAACGTTGTACTCCCGAAGCGTGCCGTTTGGGTCAATGGTATTGGTGCCCTGGAAGTGCGGGTTTTCCGCCAGTGAAGCGTAGTAATTACCCCGGATCGTCCCGAATCCATTCCTGACCCCGCCACTGGTCGCGCGGCTCAGAATGAAGTTATCCTCCTGAACATAAGGAAGAATGGTTGAGACACTGCCAGAGCCGGGGCTCCAGACCGCACCAAAGCCTGACGTAGTGCCCGGCGCGGCGAGTAGAATGTTGCGCCGCGCCACCAGCCCAGCACAAGTTAGGCAGCCAAGGCCGCGCTCCAGGTAGTTGTCCTCGAAGACCAGTCGCCCAGTGGTGAAAGCGTTATTGCCGGACACCACAAACGGGTTCTTTTCCGTCTGACTATCTTGGTTGATGACATCAATAGCCCGGCTGTTACGGACTTCGAACACCGCCGCCGCGTTCATCGTGCTCTCTACTCGAACCTGGGAAGAGTCCTCAAGCGAGCAGTAGTTCCACACCCACGAGAAGTTACTGCCCGCGGGGTTGAACCAGATAGCCAGGTTCGACGTCGATCCAAGTCGACGGATACGCCCGTAGGTGCAATTGACCATGCCAGTGCCCGTCGTGCTCGCGCCGCGCCAGATCCGGCCATTCGGTCCGCCCTCCGTCGAGCGAAACTCGGGCATGTTGGCAAAGCCCGTTCCGTTCAGGTTTACCTTGGCGTTCGCCTGGTTAGTGGCTGACCCCACGCGTAGGATATAAGACTGCCCCGATACGCTCCCGTCGATCTCGAACACGCCGCCCTGCTCGATGTTCAGCGGCGCATTGTTCAGCTGGCCATTCCCGCGCATCCGCAAGAGACCTCCCGCGTCGATGCGCAGGTTGCCCTGCACCACCAGAACGAACGTCGTTGTGTCTGCCGGGGATGTGCCGAACGTTCGCTCGTCCGTCACAGTCACGGTATGGCCGCTCGCGATCGTTGTCTGCGCCGTTGATGTGCCGGGAATCCCGCCGCCGCACGAGGTCCAGGTGGAAGCCGCGTTCCAGTTGCCGCTCGCCGCGGACGTGCAAGCTAGGGCAGATCCGCTATACGCGAGAGCGCCCAGAAGAATGAGACGACCGAGCCGACGATAAATACTGTGAACCATGCTTTCCATCCCCTCATTGCAGTACGTAGCCATGCCTGACCACTCGTCCGTGCCCGAGCATGTAGCCGAGCATGTTGAGCGCGACGGTCGTGTAGTTCTGGCCCCGGATCTTGCCCGAATCTTGGTTTCCGAAATTCAATGACGCCATCGACGCAAGGACGTCATGAGCGACCGTCTGATACGTCGAATCCCCCGTGTAGTAGTAAAGAAAAGCCGCCGCTGGCCCGATCGAGATAGCAGTCAGAAGATTCGATTCATAATTCGTGGACGAACTTGTGCAGTTGTACTCGCAGATGAGTCGATTCGAAGTGATCGGATACAGCGTCCGCGCCCTCAACGATCCCGATGGAGGTAAGTACCAGTTGGCGATGAAGTGATCTGTGAAATCCTTGATCCACCGCATGGGTCGCGGATCGCGCGTCAACCCGTTCCCGGCGCCGCTTCGCTCGTCCTGCGACCACTCGTAGTAGTCCATGAGCGCGAGTGTCGCCAGGCCCGACATCCACGTTTGAAACTGCTGACCGTGCGCTACGTTAGGGATCGTCATCTCATCGAGAGATTGTCCGAGTACCGAGACCGCATCTTCAAGAGACGCGAGTAGAGCAACCCAGTTCGACACGCCACACTCGTTTGTCATCCGGCGAGCCACCCATAGGCTCGCCGCGTTACATGCCCGAAATGCCTGAATCGTGTTGATCACAGCGTAGGCGTTGTCTCGCAACGATGCGCCTTGCGCCTTGACCGGATTCGAGTAGTTGCTGAGAAACTGATTCAGGTTTAGGAAAACGGCCCGCCGCCATTGCGGAAGCTCCGGCCCCATGATCGCCAACCCGGTCGTAAAACGTTGATAGGACTCGATCCCGGCATTGGCTAGGATGCGCCCCACATACCACTGGGCTATGGTTTGCGCGCACGCTCGAAACTCCGGCTTCTCCACGATTCGAGCGCCTTCCCAAAACCACGCCTGGCCCTGGTAGTACCAGACGCCATTCTCGCCGCTACTGCTGAGTGAGAGCGCATTGGGCGAGGCGATCGCCGGGTTCGAGTAGACAATCTGTCCAGTCGCTTCGTCGCAAATCTTACGGCTCGTGTCAGAGCCGTTCGCTTGCTGCCGCCACTTGGTTCGGAGAGCCGTTCGCGTGCTCGCTGCGATCTCCTGAAACGACGACGGATAGGACAATGAAACGGGCACGATGTCTTGGATCGTGATCGCGATCGTGTGCACCCGGATGATTTCGCCGTCGGTGTATCCATCGCCATCCAAGTGCTTGATCGACGTGATCACGATGTTTGCCGCGCCGAGTGGCGCATTGCTGGCAACCGCCAAGTCGATGTTCATGTGCGATGCCGAGTTGCCTGTAATCAGCCACGCCTGCTTTGCGGCGTTCCACGCCAGCGCCGCTCCGTGGTCATAGCGCGGATTACGCAACAGAGTCACGCCCTGAGGCAACGTGATTGCGTGCGCTGTAAACACGCTTGAGTTCGATCGCCGTACACCGACCCGGAGATCGGTCCCGCCGGTGGTAAGTGGTGACTGCCTCGTAGTCTCGCCGCAAGACCCCCATTGCGTCTTGACATAAAACGGATTGTTCGTCGAGCAGCGATTATAGATAAAGAACGGATGAAAACCTTGCGGTAGATTATTGGACCGACTGACGAACCGGAGCGAAGAAGTAGTGGAATGCGGCGTCGTCGCTGTCACTAGGTCCGTGTCTACGTCTACCGAGTCAACCGCATAGCCGTTCACCCATACTGGATGTAGCCTTAAGTGTGCCGAATAGCCACGATAGACGCGGCCCGCGCCCAGTCCGGTGATGTAGGGCTGGATGACTACCTCGACTTGCGAGAAACACGCGCTGGTAATCAGCAGAAACGCAGCAAGTCGGATCATTGAACCTCCATGGCGATGCTCACAAGATCCGGCGGGTCTGCCGTGGTCGTGTCGGACGTTCGAGCCAGCCGCCAGTAGAACATCTCGTTCGCCGCGCACCCGGTTACGGTTGCCGTCAATGCGGAGCTTTGCACCAGGCCGCTTGCCGTTCCGGAAGCGGCCATTGTAATCGTCTGCGCCGTGTTCCACGTGGCGGACGCAAGGGTCTCGCCAGAGCCTACACACGCCGTCCGAAAGGCGAAGACCATGTTGCCGGACGTGGATGACGAGCGGGCCTGAAGCCGCACGGTCACGCTCGCGAACGTCGCGGGCAGCGCGAAGCCAGCCATCACATACTGATCGTTAGCTGTGAATCGCAGAACACTCGATAGAATGATGCCGTCTTCGACGGCCACCAACGAAGGACCGCCAGTCAGCGGGATCGAGACGCCCCAGGCCGGTACGGTCCCAGAGTTGATGCCAGCGTACCTGACCACTTGCGGGCCACTCCCACCGCCGCCGCCAGACGTCGAGATCGTGACATTCGTCGCATCGAGCGCCCCGTTGTCCGCGCTGGTGATTGTGACGTTAGCCCCGGCGATCAGATTGATGTTCGTGCGGAATGGTGTCAGTACTGCGCCACCGTTGACACGCAACCCGAGGCCGGGGCGCGTTGCCCGATTGCCGGCGGAGTCTACGCCATAGACCAGTCCGGCATAAGGAAGCCCCATCGGCAGCTGGAAGTCTAGCGCCTGCTTCGTTCGTAACGGCGTCATGCCCTTGACGTTGTCAACGCCGTCCTCTGCTTCGGATTGTGTCGCTACATCAAATCCGCCCCCGCCGCCCGTGGCGGCGATCGTAATTGTGGTTTCGTCGTCCCCCGGCGAGTCGCCCGCAGTGATCGTGACGTTCGCCCCGGCGATGAAGTTCACGCGGCCGCGTTGTGTCGCATTCGACCCGCCGTTGGCGCGAAGCGTCTGGTAGCGTAGTGTCGGAGCGCCGCTCAGTTTGGCATAAGCCAAGGAGGTCAGCCACGATGGATCGCTGTAAGATCCAGCCGTGGTAACACAAGTCGGGCATGAATAAGCACCAGACCCCGAGTCATACTGGAGCGGCGATGAACTACTGAATAGAGCGCGCGCCGCAGAGGACCAATCAGTGATATCGTCGGCAACAAGCGGCCGGAACAGGGGAGCACCGCTGCCAGACGTCGGTCCGATGAATGCATAGCGCTGTGAGGTGGTCGCCGTGCCAGTGCCGCCGTTAGCGATTGCAAGCTGGCCGGTGATTTTCTCCGCCCCCAGCGTGTTGAGCCAGGATGGATTGTTGTATGTTTGGCTCAACCGAACAAAGAATGCTTGGTAGTCGCTCTCCTGTGCTGCAACCGCGCCGGTTCTTCCAAAGACACTGTCAACACTGCCGCCACCTCCGCCACCGCCACCAGTACGAGGCGGGAACACAGTTCCGACGCCCTGCCCAAGCACTACGCCGCATAGGACTAGCAATCCACATGTCAGGCGCATCTTACGGCTGCCTCCCGACGATGTATCCGGTGACAGATGAGCCGTTCGAGCATGACCAACGGATTCCGCCGGTCATCTTTCGGCCCTCCGGATACCATTGGATCCAGTGCTCGCCGGCCCTGACAGTAATTCCTGGGCCAACCAGGGCACGGGGGGTGCTTTGCCTGTCCGTAACGGTACAGGTGATGTCCGATCCGCTCTCGTTAGACAGGGTGATCATAATCACCCATATGGTCGTTGTGGTCACGTCCGTGGCCGTCGCCGGCACTAGGGCGGGGTCCATATCAACCACGCGCGATAGTGCCGCTGGCCTAGGGTTTAGAGTTTGCCCATTTGCCGTAAGCATGGCCGCAAGGAGAGCGGCCGCCAGTAGCGGTTTCATATTTTCGCCCCTTCTCTTCTGACGATTTAGTTAGTGATAGTGCCAGGCGCTACCTGCAACCCCAGCATTTGGCGCCGCCCAAAGTTCGACCGCAGAGCGCTCATCGCCGCGGCTTGGACTGTCCGTGGATTCTCGGCGACCGCCTCGACCGCCTCGCCACGAAGAACCGCTGTGGTCGCCGGGCCATCTAGCTTCACGACTATGGATTGATTGCCGATCGATGCCGCCGATGCCGCCAACTGGTCAATCGGAGAACCATTCATGAACCCTTGCCGCTGAACCAGCCTTCCGTTTTTTTGCACGAACGATACTGGGGTTACTGTTCTAGCAAGTGGACCAACCCCTTGGCCAGTTGACATTGCATACAACTCGATGAGGTCGCGGATTTGCGGTGAACGAATTGCGACGTCGAGATTCCCGCCGAACTGCTGCTTTGCCTGCTGCACGATCTGCTGCAGAAGGCCCCTGTCATTGAGGTCCACTCCGTATACTGCTTTAATCTTCTCTTTTGCTTTTGATTCCGCACCCTTGAAGAACAGCCGCGCCAAGCCAGCCCCGAAACCGATTCCCGCGCCAATCAACGCCCCAATAGGTCCGCCGAACTTTGCCCCTATCAACGCGCCGCCGGCCGTTGTCATTCCGAGACCGGACCATCCGCCACGTTGCAGGCCTATAGCTGCGAGAATTCCGCCACCTGCCAGCATGCCTCCGCCAAGTTTGCCGTAAACACCTGGTCCGCCAATCCCGAAACCTGGCATACCGAGGCCTAACTGCTTCGCTCCGAGGTTGCCGAGTCTTGTAAGAGCGCCACCGAGCCCGGCGCCGAGCCCCGAGATACCACCTACGGCACCCATCGCGCCCATGCCTTGCACTGGGCCAGCAAATCCGGGTGTTCCGCCCGGAGCTCCTGGGAATCCTACGCCGCCGCCCATGCCGCCGATGCCGATGCCCGCGGCTCCGAAAATGCGACCAAGCGGCGAGACGCCCCGGCCTCCTGCGCCGCCATTCCCGGCGAGCATGGTTGCAACCCACGACGCTGCAAACTCGCGAAGCGGAGTGAGCAGCGCCGTTCGAAGCACGTTGCGTACCGCGTCGCCAAAACTGCGGGTACGGGTGAGGAGCGCGTCGAAAACGCTTCCCGCAGCCTGCCGCAACTGATCAAACTGCCTCTGGTAAGCATCCCTGGCGATCTCAGCTTGTCGAATGGCAGCATCTTCCTGGACAGCCGTGATTTGCGCTTGCGTTTCGACCGCAATTTGCCTCGCCCGCTCAGAAGACTGCCGGAGCATGGCGTCACGTCGAGTGGCGATCAGGTTTTCGGATACGCCAGCCAGGCGAAGGAACGTTTCCTCTGCCTCAATGCGAAGTTGTGTCTCTTTTTCAATCAGTTCCGTACGGACGCGAAGGGTTTCGAGAGCGGCAGCCCTTTCGATCTCGGCCTTGCGTGCCTCAAACAAAATACGCTCCTGCACGCTCCCTTCGCCAAGTTGCCGCTCAGCTCGAAGCTGTGCATCGCGCGAGATTTCAATCTCTCTGAGGCGAAATTCAGACGCCGATCGCACCGTCTCCCTGCCGAGACGTGCAATCTCACGAGCGGTATCCGCCTGCGCTTGGCTGCGGAATGCCAACAACTCACGCTCGGAGTCCATCCACTGCTCGCAAACCTTCCTCTGTGCTTCCCCAGCATCCTTGAAGGTTTTTTCCATTTCAGCTCGAATGCGGATTTCTGCCGCTTTATTGATGTCAACGCGCGCTTGCGCCGTGCGGCCGTACTCAGCAAGTTCGCGGTCTCGCTCCCGGATTATGCGGTCGATTCCCCTCAACTGTTCGTCTTCGGCGCGTTGCAGGATTTCACGGGCGCGTCTGGCGGCATCCGCCACTTTCTTTTCTTGAGCCTCGACGTTTGCAGTGAACTGAAACGGCGGGCGGCTGGATCCAGGCCGAACGACACGGAATTCAGAAGCCACATCGGAAAATGTGCCCATCGGCTCAAGCGGCGCGCGGCTGCGATCACCAAGATCGTCTATGCGCTTCTTCAGGCGATCCACATTCGCGTAGGCTAGATACGCTGCGCCAGCGATTCCTGCCAAAACCAGAGCCACTGGGTTGGCGATTGTTGCTGCCCGCAGGACCGCGAACGCCGCAGCGAGACCCTGGATTGCTACCGTAAGCTTGTATATTCCAGCCACTACTGCGGCGCTTAATAGAAACTTGCCGATTACGGCGCCATACTGTTCAATCGCTACCCGATTCTCATTGAACCAGCTGGCGGCGGATTCGAGGGCCGGTATCAGAGTTTCGCGAATCAACAGCGCCAGCTTCGGCATCTGCGTCGCAAGAATTGCATCTGCTGTTTTCTTGAACGCATCGCCGAGGTTGCTGAGAGATACCCCGGCTTTTGTCGCAACCGCTTCGTTAAGCTTCCCAAACTGCTTCTGAGCACCTTCGACAACGGCGATTACGGCTTCATTGCCTGGAACGATTCCTTCGCTAATTGCCTTCTTCATCTTGACTACGCTCACCCCGAAGGCGTCCGCGACATACTCCAATGCTGGAATGCCAACGTTGCGCAACTGGCGCATTTCTTCGCCGGTAAGTCTTCCTGCTGCTTTGATTTGCCCGAGCGCTGTGATCAGGTCGTTCATTTTTCCGACCTTATCCTGCCCGCCGATCGCTCCGACCGTGGCGGATACCGCCTCAAGGGTTGGTAGTAGATCCTCAGCGCTAAAGCGAAACGCCAGGAGCCTTTCCGTTCCAACTAAAAGCTCGTCAAATCCTAAAGGCGATTTGATCGCGAGATCCTGAACGTCTCGAAAAATCTGGCGAGCCTTTTCCGCACTGCCAACGAACGCCTCGATCCCGATGCGTGCTTGCTCGAAATCAATTGCTGCCCTGAATCCGGTTCCGGCAGCTTTTACAAGACCTAAAGCGCCGGCGAGTTTCAACGCTTGCTGCGTGAACCTGCTGAACTCGTTACCAGCAATTCGAGCTGCCCGCGTGCCCACCTGCTCGACGCCGCGGAGCTCAGCATTTACCGTTTTAATGTTTTTAACGGCACCGGAGGCGTCTGCCTCCAGAACCAGTCGGAGCGTGTTGTCTGCCACGTTTATTGTCGTCGACCTACGATTGAGGCACCCTTTGCGCCGATTGCTCTAGCCGCTCCTGTTCAGCCTGCAGTGCGAGCAGCGCTTGAAACTCGTCGAATAGAATGTCCTCTGGCGTGTAAACTACACCCGCCTTCATCGCTAGTTTGATCTCAGCCGCGCGCATCAGGGCTTCGCCCTGCGGCGTCGCAAGGCCACGATTCAACAACTCAATGCCGCATTCTGCGCAGGGCGAATCGCCGGCATCGGGGCACATCTCTACGCCCGGACAGAGCAGCTTATCGTCCCGCCGGAGAGCCCAGTACGCCAGCAGAGCATATCCGGGAGACTCCCAGCCCTCGCCGGGCGCTAAAATTCCGGGTCGTCAGTACTCCCAGCGAGTTCCGCTAACACCTCGGTTACAACCACCACCTTGTGAACCACCGGAACTTCGCTTGCGTAACCAGTGACGGAAACTCGTAAAGCGTCATAAAGATCGGCATCCGCAGCCCAGTTGGTGCGAAGAATCTGGCGGCCGCGACGCCCCTGCACCAGCCTCATAGCCTTGCGGCGATAGGCCTGGACTTGCGCCTGCGACGGAATGCGGATGACATGCACCGTGTCCGCGCCGGGAACGCGCATGCGGATCTCAACCTGCGAACCAGTGCGGGCAATTTCATCGATCCGTGTCCGGCGGAGCTGGTCCACGATCCTCTCCGCCTCGGCGCCGTCCACGATGGTTTCATTTTGTCGGATCAGTGCGACCAGGTCTGCCGCCGCGGTAGCTCCACCCTCCACTTCGGTGTGTGTTTCGCCCCGGCCCGCCGGAGAAAAAACGATCTCCTGCGAGGTGGAGTAGTCAATCCACTCCTGGTCGGTAGGCCAGCGCACCACGACGGTTTTATCGCCGTCGGGATGGGGGATGACAATCTCAATGTTTGCCGTTACGTCGAACTGCTTCTGCTCCATTGCTCTCCTCTCTTGCCAGCTTTAAGCGCCGGAAGCGTTGCCGATGCCGTCCTGCTCACACTTCGTCACCATGGTCAACAGGCCGTTGGTCGGGTGCCATAGGGGTGAACATTCAACTTCTACCGTCACCAGTCCGTCGGCATCGCCAATAGTGGCGGTTCGAAACGCGACTTTGTGAAACGTTACCGTCGTGCTGTGATAATCTGAGCCAGAAATCAGCGCACCCTGTAGGCCGATAACGGCAGTTCCGGTCGTTTGTGCTTTCAGGGTAGCCAGTTCAGTTGACCCGTTCTCGAATCGCGCCACAAACTTCAGGCTGGCGGCGCGGTCTCCAAACTCCATTCGCCCCCGAATCGAGGCGTTGTCTTGGGAGCCGGAACCCGGATAGAATCCGCTATCGAGCCGCGTGTTGTTACGGAAGCCCCATTCCAGGCTGACTAAATTCCGGTTACTGACGTAGTTGACGCCGTTGATGATTACGGTCGCCGAGCCGGCCGGGAGCGAGTGTTCAACGAAGGGCGACGGAATTGTCAGTCCACTTGGTTCGGTGATCTTGCCGCATCCAACAAGATCGATGTTGATCTTCGCGCTTTGCCGGCCGGGTCCCGTCGCTAGAGTCACCATGAATCCCTCTACCACGTTTCCAACCAGCATTCGATCCAGAACCGCAGAACCTCCCGGTCGAATCGCCTCGATGAACGAAAAGGCTGGGAGTTCGATTCCAGCGGCTACGGGGTCCTGCGGCGTGCAGGTATAGGTGAATACCGGTGCCGTGCCCGTCTTCACTCGATTACCGAGCCCGAAAGCGCCGACCCAGGCCATGATTTCACTGGTGATGTACTTCTCCATTGAAAACGCCGTGTCCCAATGGCTAAGGAATACCTGGCTGGCAAACTCGTTGCCCTTGCCGATGTCCTGGGCATCATCCTCCACAACTAGGTTGGTTTCGGATAGCGTCGCGTTGGTCTTGGTCAGGGACCACAGATCGCCGACGACGTTCGCCGTCTGCAGCGCAGATTGGCGCTTGTAGCCGAACGCGATCTTGGTCTCGCGAATATTAGCGGGCATCGCTCACCTCCGTGTCTCCTTCTACCTCGACCACCACCTGGACGTAACCCTTCGCCATTAGCGGCGCCAGCGCTTCGGGCGTAGGCTCTACTTCGACTACGTCGCCATCGGGCGATCGCATCTTCACGATTTCCATCACTCGTCTCCTATTTCTGTAAAACTAGTTGCGATCTCGAAAAAGTCGATGCCCTCTTCATCCGGCTGCCGGGAAATCGAGGGCGTGTTCATCGGGTTGCACGCTGGGTGTATCGTTGCGTACTGAAGTTCGATAGTGCCGCCAGCCGGGATTCCTTTCGTAAAGGCGCGGAACATCCGGTAGTAGGCGGAACTGTCTGTGCTCGATTCCACGCCAGATTTCAGGTAAACCGAAACGCCGTGCTGCCATCGTTCAAAACCGCCCTCCTGCGCCGCCACCTCTGTGCCTTGCCAAGCCACTAAAATTCCCGGCGCCGGCATGATGTAGAGCTCGCGAAAAAGGCTGATCTTGTGCGGGTAATTGTCGTGATAAGCGACGATACGGTTCGGATCACCGCCGACTTCTGCGACCAGCCCGGGGACCAGCCGCATTTGCGTCACGAGCGCGTTGATGAGATCCGCCGGGTTGATCACTTCTTGGTTTTGCCCACTAGCTGCGGAGCGCTTTCTCTAACGCCAGCCGCCGCGCGTTCTGCATGAAAAAGATATTGGCCGACTTCACAACCGCCATTCGGTTCTTCGGCGAATAGACCAGCCACGGTTCGATTCTCGTGTTGGCGTGTCCAGCCAAGCGCGCGTGGCGGGTGGTTGGGAATGCCCGCGCCGACGTCTCGCTGACAGATCGAACGCTGACGGCTCGCTTCATACGGCCGGTGTAGTACAGGTTCCGCTTGTTGCCGAGGCCGTACTTTGTTTTGCGGATTGCGTAGGGCTTCTTCAGAGGTTTCGCCGGAGTGTCCGCCGGCCCCTGCGCTAAAGAGATGCGGTTCATCACATTCCCAAGCGCAATGTTGCCCAAAAGAAACATCTGCCGCTGGGAAAAATTCAGCCGACCGAGCTCTAAGCGACGCTTTACGTAGCATTTGATGAATCCCATTTAGTTACACCACCCGGCGAAGCAACAGCGTGTAAGTTAGTGCCATTCCGGCGTCTACCCGTTCGATCAGGTATTGCAGTCCGTTAATCACCAGCCGTCCGTTATGTGTGGGCGGCGTGACAAAATCGGACTTTCGGACGACCAGCCGGACGCGAACGCCAAGCGGATCAGCCTCCTCCTCTGCCCCGCGAATCGGGATTGCGCGAATGGTGAGTGCGGCGCCGAGCGGATCGTAGATAACTGACTGGCCGAACGTTTCGATCTCCACCGTGCGGACGCGCTCCAACTCCGCTGGCCAACTGAAGCCAGGAGGTACGCTCATTTCTTTCTTGGTTTTCTGGCCTCACCTGATGGTGGTTCCGTCTCAACGGATGGTTGTTCCTTTGCCGTATCATTGACTGGCTCCACCCATCCTTCCGCCAGAAATCTTTCGACGTCCTGCTCAGGCAAAGAAACAATAGAGCCGGGCGGGAAGAATTGTCCCCGCCCGGCAATGATGGAGATCATCGCTCGATAGGTCATCGCTATGCCCTGGTTAGAGCACTGTCGCGCAGAGCGAAGCGTTCGGGCGGTATGGGACCACCAACGGAGCGCTCTGAGTCATGATCATGCGAACAGATGGGTCGTTTTCCAGCCACGACTTAGTGAAAAACGGAAGCGCTTGCATGCCGGCCGCCTCGTCCATAATCGCGCCGTAGGCCTGATAGCCCATCAAGTCGCCAGCCATGATTACGGTTCCGCTTGGCAGCATTTTCTGAAGGTTTCCGGAATCATCTTTGTAAGTGCCGGAATACACCCAGATGTTGAAGCCGTCGATGGTGCCCATGTAGGTGCCGCCGTCGTCGATCTTCGCGTCGAGGCGCATCGGTCCGCCACCTGTCGCCCGAAGCAGATCGAGGCGCTGCTTCACCTCGGAATCTGCCCGAAAAACTTTCCAGGCGTTGATGTCCATGACCACATTGCGTGCAGCTGATCCCGATTTCTCAAAGATGAGCTCGCCCCATGTTTGCAAACTGTCAAGAGGCTTTACCCCAGACTCACCCCATTTGTTGGGTGTCGACAATGCCACCGTCAACGCGGAATCGCGACCGAAGTTGACAACGGTTGTCTGATACTTCTCACCAGACACCGTGATCGCACCCAAACGAAGCGCTGAGGCAGCCATCCATTCCAAGCGGCGATCAAGCCGGCGGCGGTGATTGATCAGCTCATCGGTAACGATTCGCTGCATTCGCTGTTCGGGGCTCAGATTGCCTCCGATTGGCTCCCCCTTGTACCGCTTGATAGCGATGTTTGGCTGAAATGGTGTTTTCGCCTTGATATAGGCCGGCTGAAATGTCTTGGTGATGAAGCCCTGTGCCTCCACTACCCGCCCCTCGACGAGCGGAGAGACAAACGGAGCTAGCCCCATGACGTCGTTCTCGAAGTCGAAGTGAATCTCCTCCGAGGTTTCGGTTTGCACGTTGGGGAAGAATGTCCCCAACAAGAACGACGGTGGCATTTGTAGGCTATTGACCACCGCTGTCAGGTTATTTGTTGAAAAAAGATCTGGCATTGTTTTCTCCCGAATTCCTCACTAGACGGCGGCCTGAGCCGGCACCAAATGAATGTCCTTGACACGCAGCCCTTCTGTGACGCTGCCAACAGTGTGTCCCGTGCCGAGAACTACCTTGTTGGCATTGAAGCTGCCCCGAAAGAAAGCGATAGTCACCACATCACCGGCAGAGGCATTGGTTGCCTCAGCCAGAATACAGTCCGGGGTCTGAGAACCGTCCCCGGCGGCCGAGGCGGAAAGCGTGTATTTCCCGCTCGCGGTGATTCTGCCCAGGACCGCTCCCCTCGGGAGGTTTTGCCCGCTAACCAACGTGATCTGCCGGCTGAGATACTCGCCACCGACAAGCAATTGGTCCGGGCTGTAGGCCGTCGACGAAAAAGATGCTCTCATTTAGTTCACTCCTTCCTTCCTGGTTTCCACGCCGATCATCCGGTTGCCGTACGTAACCATCTCGCGGCGCATAGCGGCGTCTTCGTCCTCTTCTGCCATACCGGGCGCTCCGACTTTCGGGTTACCCAGTTTCTCCATTGCCTCCTCAAAAGGCTGCTTTGCGGATGCAGTCGCAAGCGGCGCCTTCTTCAGCAATGCAACCGCTGACTCGGCGGACATGTCAGACTCAAATGCGAGGTAGTTGGCCAACTCGGTGCGGCCAACCGCTTCAGTAGAGGAGAGGATTGCCCTGATCCGTACGCGCTCTGACTGAGCGCCGGATTCAGTTCCCGCCTTGAAACCACGAGCCTCGGCCGCGGTCAACTCTACTGCCTGTTGGTCATTCGCTTCTACTGGTTGTTGAGGGTCGGCAGCGGACCGCGTGGGTTCCGCCGCTGGGATTCTGGGGTCAGGCATGATTATGCCCTCCTTTTTAGTCGTTGCTCTGGCGGAACCGCCAAAGATTGTTTGCGCCATGGCTTTTCCTAGCTCGGCGCGAAAGTCTTCCAATGTCTGCTCGAACGTGGCGATGGTATCCACCAGTCCCGCTTCGACGGCGTCTGAACCGTCATAGATCTGAGCTTCGGTCGCCCGCACAGCTGATTCGTCCATATGGCGCCCTTCGGCGACGTAGGTCACGAAACGGTCGTACTCACGATCCACCATCGCTTGCAACATCGAGCGGGTTTCCTCACTCAACGGCTGATGTGGGCTCAAATCGTTTTTATGCTTGCCCGCGTAGATCGCGGTCGGCTTTATGCCGGCGCGATCATTTCGTTTCGAGAAGTCATAATGCATAGCGATCACGCCGATCGAACCGGCGCCGCCCGTGCGCGTAATCGAAATTCGCTCCGCCTGTGACGCGATCGCATAGGCCGCGGAGTAGGCCGAGTCGTCGACCGCTGCCCAAACCGGCTTAGCGCGCCGGGCTGTGCGGATCGCGTCAAGTGTGTCCCAAATTCCAGACACCTCGCCGCCATAGCTTTCAAGACGCAACAGAATGCCCCTTACATTCGGATCCTTGACGGCTGCCGCTATGTCGTCCCGAATCTCGTCGTAGCTAACCGTACCCGAGGGCGCCGTTGCATAACGATTGACAAGCGAACCCGCGAGGTCGATGATACGGATACCCTCTCGCTCCGCAGAAAGTTCTGGAGCCCGACGAACGTTGTCGGCGCCACGCAAATCCGCAGCAATGACCGGGGCATCAAAGCCAATCCGTGGCGCGAGCACGTTCATCACGACCTGCAACTTTGCCGGATCCATCATCAGCGGCTTGTTGAACAGTCTTTGGGCGATGCGAATGTAGTCCATGGTGAAATAGCTGGTTCGAAACGCTAGGCGGCCGCGGGTTGATCTTCCGCCTCTTTCGTTTGTTCTTCTGGTTCATCCGCGCTTAAGTTGAATGAACCCGCCATTCGAACTTTATCCAGACCAAGTTCTTTTATGCGCGCGCGTTCACGAGCCTGCTGATCGAGTACTTCCTCCCAGTCAGACCCTTGCTCTGCGCACTCATCCTCCAGGGTCGACACCATCGAGTCCATGCGCAGCCTTGCCGCTTCTACTTCCTTGACTGGGTCCACCCACCCGCGGCCAGGCCCGAGCCATTTCGCGCGTGAGTATGCGAATCGGTTTGAGTAAAAATCTGGGGCGTCGACCACTCCCGCGTTTATGGCTTCTTCTAGCCACAACTCGTAAACCGGCTGTGTCCACTGTTCGGTGAAGAACCGCCGGAACGCCAGAAAATACCGCCAGGCCTCCAGCAGTCCAGCCCTGGCGCTCGAATAGTTTGTTTTCGAGAAATCCTTCATGATCAGCTCGTATGGCAGGCCAACGGCAACGCCGATGTGTCTGGCCATATGCTCGGTGAACGTACCAAACGCCGACGCAGGCCTGGCTGGAATATGCGAGTGAACATCATCACCCGGCATCAGTGGCAGAATCGCTCCGCCCTGCATTCCTGCCCGATACTGACGAGTCCGGGCATCGTATACTTCGCCCATGTCTTGGCCAGTAAACATCTGTGCGACCTGATCGGGCGGCATGGGTGTTTTGACAATCAAAGAAACCATCGCATTCACGATCGCCGCTTGCAGTTCTGCTTTGCGGTAACGGTCGAGCATGAAAAACTCGCCCATGGTCGAAGCAAATGCTGGAATTCCGCGATTCTGCCCGGCACGTTCCCGGTCGAACACGTGAATCACGCGGCGCCGGCCCCATTTCGATCGCGCCGGTACGCGCTCCCACTCAGAGGCACCGGCAGACCAATTCAACGTGCAATCCCCAGGGTGCGTTGTGCGAATCCAGTAGGCCACCGGAGCGCCGAAACTGTCGATTTCCACTCCGCCGCGCAGGCGGTCGGTGTCCACCTGAAAATGTGGAGTGGACAGCCGGTCTGACTCTATGACTTGGATACGTGTTCGGTACTTCGAGCCAGTTTCAAGCCACAGTGGTAGCGCTAGGGCCTCCCCGTTAATCAGAACCGACTTCGCCACCAGACGAGTCAAACCGGCAAACGTCTGCATGCGTGTGGCGTCGCAATCAGTCGTCAGTGACCACGCCCGAAACTCTGCCTCGACCTTGTTCCCCCACTCGATTGCCCATTCAACGTCCTTGCCCAGCGCGCGATAGTCTGGAATCGAATACAGGCGAAGCCCTGTTCCGATGACATTGTCAACGGTTGTCCGGATGGCGCCCGACGCGATGCCGTTATTGCGGTCCAGATCCCGATTGCGTGCCCGGAGAATCTCAATGTCCGGTAAGAGGTCTGCGTCAGCCGAACCGCTTCCTGGATTCCATGAGGCCAGCTCCCGCGGACTGCTCGCGCCATAAAACGAACCTCCGCCGAAAGCCGAAACGAGTCTCGCCCCATGCCATCGGACTACCGGTTTTTGTGTCTGCATTGGCCTCAAAAAGTTGCGTAGACGGACCGCCGGGCGGCCGTGGTTCCAGCCGCCAGAGCCGCTATCTTTGACTCAAGTTCCGCTCGGTACTTCTGCAAATCGCTTAACTGAGCCGCCTGATAACGAACGCGACTTCCGTCGAGCGCCTCTACTTCAACGACGCTCGCACCAACCATCAAGCGGTGAATAGCCGCCTCTACCTCCGCCAGCCTCGACTGCGCTTCACTTAGGGTCATAGCCACGGATCAGCTGGCCGAATTGGCCGAATCTCGATGTTTCGCGGCGCAGACGCCATTTGCGGAAGCAGCTGCAGCCGCATTGCCGTGAATCGCTCCCACTGGAACTTGGTCCAGCGGTCCAACTGCAACAGCGCCGCCAGCGCCTCGTTGTAGACCGCACAATCCAGGGGCTCGTTCCGCTTACCATCCTTGCGCCACTCCACTTTCCCATTGGCGGTCACCACCTTTGTCTCCGCAGTCAAGCCCTGCAACACCCACTCCTCGTACTTCGGAAGATGGATCCAGCCGCGCGGATAAGCCTCGCCAGCCGCGGGTGCCGGCATGCGCAGCCGGCCGTAGATTGATTCCTTGGCGACGCTGACGCCGATGGTCACGATGCGCAGCCCGCCGCGCTTTCGCGCCTCATCAACCGGCGAAATTGCCTGAATCAGCTGCTGCTGGTCATTTCCACCACGGACAGCAATTACCGTCCTCGGCAGATTGATCGAGGCACCCATGCCGCCATAGGCCGGCTGGGCGTAACGCTGACAGAACAGGTACGTTCGTTCCGGGCGGTAGTTGCAGTCGATCCCAGCCAACCACACCGGTATGCGGCCGCCCGCGGCATGTGGGAAATCCCGCTCCAGGAATGTTCGCAGCCTGTCCCACGGCAGGTCAGTCGACGTGTCTCCATTGAAGACGTGGTAGCCGATTGACCAGCTTTCATGATTCGGCCCCCATGCTCGTAATTCACACTCGATCCGGTCCAGTTGCACGTCGGCGGCAAGCGTCAGTACGGATGCCGATGCCGGAACAATCTCAACATCGAAAGGCTCTGCACGATCAATCAACCTACGGTAGTCTGGGGCCTCTCCTGGCTCCTTCCATGTCTCTGCAAGGACAGTGTTTATGAATACCTTCAGCGTCTCGCGGTCGGTTTTTGCAAACAGAAACTGTTCTGCGATTTCGCCCCAGGTCCGGATCGGAGAATAAAGACGAGAAAGCCAAAAACCCGGTATCTTCGAACCGGGATTCTGGGCTACCCAGGCGCCGTTCTCAAGCATCCAGGGTTTCCGATAGTGCGGAATAAAGCCGGAACACCCCTCGCACTCGTAATGCGCGTCGTCTACTGCGATGTCGCGCGACTCCAGTACCTGGCTGCCATCGAAATAGCCGGTCCGTGTGCCCCACCTGACGCGGTCAAACACGAGCACTTGACGATGACCGCAGAACGGGCAAGGAACGTAAAACTGCCGCTGATCGCTTTGCTGATACGCCCGCTGAATCCGGCTGCTACCGTCAACCGTCGGCGTCGACGCCATCACAATCTTGCGGTTAGGAAAGTTTTCCGTCCGCTTCTCGGCCAGTGCGCACGGATCCCCTTCCGTTCCAGCAGATGCGGTGTAACGATCCACCTCATCGAGGCAAAGATACCGAATCGGCCGCATCGCCAAACCACTGGGGCTGATCGCACCAACGAGCGTGACGTGACCTCCGCGAAACTTCTTGTGGAGAGTCGTGTTCCCAGAGTCCCGGCTCTTGACCTCCATTACCTTGCCCCGCAGCGATACCGTGTCCCGAATCATCGGCGCGATACGGTCTTTCGATAACGCCTTTGCGTCTTCCTCCCGAGGCTCGACAATCAGCACCGGGCCAGGATCGACATCGATCACAAAACCGAGCAGATTCAAGATCACTTCGGTTTTCATGAGCTGCGATCCACACATCAGCACAACCCGTTCACACGGATGCGAGGGGCTGACACACTCCATCGGCTCTTTCTGGAATGGCCAACTCACCCACTTGCCGCGGACCGCCGACGCCTCACTCGACAGGTGACGGTTATGTTCCGCCCAGGAGGCCACAGTAAGCTCTGGCGGAGGCACCAATGAGGGTGTCGATGCCGCAAGGATCGCCAAAGCTTGTTTGCTCCAGCGAGCCATCAGGCAACCTCCTTCGACTTTTTGACAGAGTAATCCAGTTTGGCCGGAAGATTAGTGAGTGCTTGGTTTAACTCAGCCGACAAGCGATCGCGAACCATGCGCTGATCCGTCATTGCGGCCAACTGTGCCGAACAGCGGTCAGCGACAGCCATCACCTGATCGCGCACGGTCTGAAATACGACGGCCCACAAATTCGCCACTTCCTTGGTCTCTACGAGCTCACCCCTACGCTCTTTCAGTTCCAGCTCGCGAAGACCTGCTATTGCAATCTCCTTGCGGCGCTGGGCCTCAGAGGTTGAGATCTGTTCTTTCCCGGCTTCCCGCTTAGCGCGCCTGATCTGCGCTTCGGCGATGATCTCCTCAGGGCTTTTCCCCTGCCTGAGTTTTCGCGACACCAGTGCTTTGGTTACCCCGGCGCGCTCAGCAAGTACAGTAACCCCTTTGTTTACAAACTTTCCAGCCATGTAACTAGTCTTTTTGTGCGATAAAGAAACTCGCGCGCGAGCTACTGCCAGGAAGGACCCTCAATCTGTAGATGCCACCGGCGACGCGAGAATGACCCGTACGCCCCCGCTGCGATATGCCCGCGGCCGGACCATCCTGGCCCTCGTCGCCTCCGTTAGCAGCCTCTCTGGCATCAGCACGGGTATCCGGCGAATCTTCGCCAGCGTCGAGACGGGCGCCCGGTCATAGCCGATAGCCGTCCGGTCGCCAGCCGCAGCAGGCCCGAGCTCCGGCCGCTGCACCAGGCGCACCGCCTGCCCGATGAAGAACGCCTGGCCAGACTGGACCAGGCGCAAGGCGCGGCGCGCGGACGTGTGCCCGATGCACTGACCGCGATGATTGATGATGGTCGTGGATACAGACACTCGTGGCAATGGCTCGACTGACGATATTGTCGCTATCGCGCCCTAGGCCGGGTATGCCCGCCAGGGTATGGGCTTACTGAGGCAGCCCTATGTGAGCATCTGTATATCCAGTTTTATTGCAGCTCTGCGGGCCTGTCAAGAACATTTTTGCCAAGTAATGTTTTAGGTTGGCCGAGCTGGCGGGCCGATGGCCCGGCGGGCAGCGTTTGTCCGGCTTTGTCCGGCTTTGGTCGGCTTTGTCCGGCTTTGGTAGTCGCCAGGCCACGTGAGTCCTCTGAGTTCGCTGAGTCGTCCGTTCCACCCTAACCGCATAGAAACAGAAAAACGCGCACACACCACACTGTGTGCATTTTTCTTTCGCGCGAGGCTCAGGTTCCTGGAGATGACTCAGAAGACTCACCACTGAGAAGTCCCGTGTTTTCTGTTGCTCAGCGTGAGTCCTCTGAATTTTGCCAGAGGACTCAAAAGCGGCAAAAAACAAAATCAATTGCTCGCATTACTGGGAATAGGTAGCATGACTGGTATGGAAATGCCAGACGACGTCCGCCAGTGGTTCCGGCAGCAGGGAGCGCGCGGAGGCAAGATCGGAGGAAAAAAGCGCATGGAAAGCCTGACGGCGGAGGAGCGCTCTGCGCTGGCGCAAAGAGCAGCTGCGGCGGTAACTATGACGCCGGAGCAACGAAGCGCGCGTGCGCGTAAAGCAGCGGTCGCGCGGTGGCAAAAAAAAATCACAAAACACCCAGAATAAGCACTTGCATTCCAGACTGGGTTTGGGTAGCATAGACTCATGGGCCGCCCCCTGGTGAAAGGGGGCAATCAAGGAGATGGCACGCATGGACAAGCAATTTGAACCGGCGGTAGAGATGGTGAAAGGCAAAATCCGAGCTCCGAGGCCCGGGCTTTAGGATCAAACTCATGAACGCAACAAACGCAAAATTCGAACTGGTTTTTTGGGGCGGCGCGGTGACGTATATGCCGCGATACCGCGGTAGTGTCCTAAATCTGCGTTGAACCGAAACCCTCGATCCTTGCCGTAGCAACCGCTTGCTGTTAGCCTGGAATCGTGCCACGGAAAAACGATCTCCAAGCACTTCGGCGGTTGATTGCCGAAGCCCACACGATTCTCTCCACCACCACCCTTCCTCAAGGCCGCGCTGAAGCTGCCCTCGAAAAGCTTGTGGCATCGCTGAAGCTCGCCGATCTCCTGCTTGAAACACCTCCTGCCGTGGCCCTTGGGAAACGCGGCGGTCTAAAGACGGCAGAGCGTGGGCCGGAATACTACGCCAAGATTGCCGGTATGAGGAAGACGCGGGCGGGCGGACGTAAGCCCAACTTGAACTAATCACCCACGACAACACACCAATCAAATTAATCGTGTTGTTGCACCACATTCTCGTCTCGTGTCCCGACAGGAAAGCGGGGAGGCAGCAACGGAAGCGGCGTAGAAATCAAAACCCCGCAAGATGTTGCAGCATCTTGCGGGGTTCAAAACCCAAATTCCCTAGCTGAGGAAATGACCACCCTTTTGAAAGTGGCGGGCTTTTCTATATTAGCCCGACCCCCACCAATTTTTCAAGATCAGGTAGTGTCCTAAATCTGCGTTGAACCGAAGCACCCCGGCGCGGCGTCGAGCACCCCGGCGCGGCGGCGAGCACCCCGGCGC